CATTTCAATCGCGAGCTGCGGGCGCCGGAAATGGAGGCGTCGAAGGTCCTGACGATCACGGCGGAGACGACGTACCTACCCGCCGACTTCCTAGCGATGCGCGCGATCTTTCAGGAAGGCAGCCCGGACACGCCGCTGGTGAGCATGTCGCCGGCAGGCTTGCTCGCCACCTATCAGGGGCGGTCTGGCACGCCCGCGGGTTATTCGATCGAGGGGTTGCGACTGCGTGTCGCGCCAGTCGGGGCAACAACGCTGGAGATGGTCTATTATCAGGCAATCCCGGCGCTGACCGATGCCTCGGTAAACAACTGGCTGCTGCGCCGGCATTCGGACCTCTACGTCGCCGGCGTCATGTTCCACCTCGCCAAGCGGGAACGGGACAACGACGGCATGGCGATGGCGGGGCAAGAAGTACAGACTGTCATCGGTGCGATCAATTCCGCTACGCAGCGCGCACGATGGGGCGCGGGGCCGCTTGTGCCCGCCGGCATGTCACAGGTCCGCGGCGCGCGTGCGTAAGACGCTGCCGTTCCCGGCATGGCTGCCCGACCAGTTACCAACCGGAGCGGTGCTGACCGCCGCGGTGAACGTCCTGCCGGCCGCGAATGGGTATCGCCCGGTCAAGTCGCTGATCACGATTTCCGATGCCTTGCCCGCGGCGTTCGCTGGCGGTGGCTCGTTCATCGCGTCTGACGGGGCGGCGTATCTCATTGCTGGCACAGCAAACGGCCTGTCGCGTTTTTCCGCGGGCACCTGGGCGACGTTGCTTGCCGCTATGAGCATCCCCGGTCGCTGGCGCTTCAGCCAGTTCGGCGATTTCGTCGTTGCCGTGAACGGGGTGGACACCAAGCAGGTCAATCTGACGACCGGTGCGGCGTCGGACATCGCCGACGCACCCTATGGCACGTCGGTGGCGGTCGTTGGGCCGCATGTCGTCATTGGGCAGGCGAACGGCAACCGGCTGCTCGTGCAGTGGAGCGCGTTCAACAGTCATACCGCTTGGACGGCTGGCGTAGACCAATCGGGCTTCCAGCCGATGCTTGAGGGTGGCGAAGTCATGGGCCTTGCCGGCGGGGAATACGGCATCGTGCTCCAGCGGTTCGCGTTGCAACGCATGTCCCTGAGCGGCGATGCTACCGCCCCATTCACCTTCCAGCAGATCACCAACAACGTCGGCTGCGCCTCGCGCGCATCGATCGCGCAATCCGGCCGCACGGTGTTCTTCCTGTCTGACCGCGGCTTCATGGCGCTGGAGGATGGCCAATCCCTACGCCCGATCGGCAACGAGAAGTTCGACCAACATTTTCGCGATGCCGTGGCGCCGCAAGATTACGAAAAGCTGTGGAGCGCGATCGATCCAAAGCGCTCGCTGGTGTTCTGGGGCTATCCAGGCGCGCCGGGCCGCATCTGGGTCTATAACTGGGTTATCGACCGAGCCGCCACGATCGAGATGCCGTTTGCAGGCATGTTCGCCGGGTATGAGAGCAGCCTGACGCTGGAAGCGGTCGCCGCGCTGTATCCGAACCTCGACACGATGCCTTACAGCCTGGACGACCCGCGCTTCTCGGGCGGTGATCCGCGGCTGTACTTCGTGTCGCTGGATAGCCGGATCGGGGCGTTGGCAGGGTCAAATCTGGCTGCGAACATGACGATGGGCTGGCTTTCTCCCGCGGGTGCCAATGTCTCACGCGTGCGCAGCGCTTGGCCGATCGGCGATGCCACCGGTGGCGTTACCGTCACGATCGACGCACGGCAGCGCATGGGGGACGGGGAGGCGGTATCTGCCGCTGCGACGATGCAGGCGAGCGGTCGCGTACCGTTGCGCAGCCGGGGGCGGTTCCTGCGCATCTCCGTCGCGCACGCCGCGGGAAGCGCCTGGACCTATAGCGAGGGCGTGGAACTGGAATTCGAAGCGGCCGGCACGCGATGAACCGCCAGCCAATTCCGGTCGACGGCAAAGGGCTGGACTGGCCGCGGAGGGTGGCGAACGCAATCAACGGGTTGTTCCGCACGACAGACGATCACGCCGCGCAACTGGCGACGGTGGGCACCGGGTTCGGTTTCATCGACTACACTGATACGGAATCCCCGACCGCGATCAGTTTGCCCGCAGGCGATACCGTGCAGGTGTTGCGCACGCTGGCGGCTTCGACCGACAACAACCGATTACGCAGCGTTTTCACGGGGCACGCATTTTGGGCCGCTAACAAGATCACGCCGCGCGCGCTCTACGATGTGATCCAGATCAGCATTTTTATCCGCATCGTGCCTGGCGCATCGAACGGCGCGCTGGATGTGTCGCTTATGGCAGGGGCTATCGAGATCGCGGCCAAGGCGTTCCCCCTTACTGGCACGGTTGGTGCGGGGCAGGGGCTTCGCGCCGACTTTATTATCCCGGTGCGCGGCATGTTCCTGGCTAACGGAGCCAAGGTGATGCTGCGATCGTCTGTGACGGCCACGGTGACCGAATTCAGCCCGGAATTCTACCCGTTGGGATACGAGCCATGAAGATGCGCGTGTTCAACGACGGCAAGGCGATCGTCCGCGACGCGCTGCTCCCTCAGCCGGCCGGATCCCTGAAATGTTCGATTGTCGGCAGTCAGGTGAAATTGACCGCCAGCAACGGCATCGTCGTGCTGGATCTCCCCTATACGGAGGTGACGGACCAGGCAGGCAACGGGTTTGCCAGCGCGGCGCTCACCAAGGCCTATCTGGACGCCGAACTGGCCAAGACGCCGGCCGTAACGATCGCCGATGTGACCGGGCTGCAGAGTGCCCTGGACGCCAAGCTCGGCACGGCAGTGACGCCGGCCACGCCGACCCGCGCATTCGGGACCGCATTCCGCCCGCATGCCACCAAGGCTGTATTGTGCATATACAGCGTAAAAACACAGGTGACGAACCCGCTTATTTCTGGCACCAGCGTATCAACCGCTCGTCTGCTTAGCGACGCGGCCAATCCTCCTACCGTCGAACGATCGCGCGCCGAGGCAACCTCTGGCGTCGGGGTGGCGGTTGCCATCGCAATTACGCAGTCGAACACGGCGACTCTTGTCTACCTGTGCCCGCCTGGGCATTACGTGTTGCTGACCTCGACGGTTACGGGAACGGGCGCCACAGCAATCGCGGCGCAGGTCGAATTGGTGCTGGGATGATCGGAACGTGGCGCGACTATCTCCGCTTCCGGCCTGAGATCGCCGAACTGCTGGACCCCCGCTGTTACGCGATCGAATGGCTGGACGAGCAGGTCGTCTCGGGTGCTGCTATCGTGTTCACGAGCGACACGGCGGTGATCCTGGTGGAGATCAAGGCTTATCCCGCCGGCGCGCGGGAGGTTCATGGGCTGGTGGCGGCTGGCGACTTAGCAGCAATCCTGCCGTTGATCGACGAAGCGGAAGCATGGGGGCTGGGTAACGGCTGCATCTTCGCTGGCATTGCGTCGCGCGCTGGCTGGGGCCGGGTGCTGCGGGATCGTGGATACCAGCCCTATCAGATCGAATTGCGAAAGGAGCTTTTTGCTCATGGGCATGTCTAGTTCCAAGACCAAATCCACAACGAAGCCGATCTATTCGGCGGAGGTTGAGGGCGCCGCTGGCAACATCAGCAATGCCTACGCCGCGCAGGCGCCTAAGATCAGCGCGATAACCGATCAGATCGGCGGTCTCGCGCCTGGCCTAGTAGAGAAGTTTCAGAGCGGCGACAGCGGCGTCAACGCGGCCAAGGCCTACGACGGCGACGTGCTATCGGGGAAGTATCTCGACGCCGGCAACCCGTATCTGCAGGGCATGATCGACAAGACGAACGCCAGCACGCGTAATGGCCTAGCGGCATCGCTCGGCACCCGCGGACTGACCGGCGGTTCGGACTTCTCCGGCATCATCTCGCGCGCGCTGGCGGAGAACGAAACCGGACTGCGATATCAGGATTACGGGGCAGAGCGATCGCGCATGGATTCGGCGTCGGGCCGGGCGCCCGGTCTGGCAGCCGCCGGCTATCTCCCGCTGCAATCGCTGCTTGAAGTGGCGCAGTCTCAGCAGATGCCGGTGCAGACGGCGGTCGGGGCAGGCGCGGGGATCGGGGGGCTTTTGGGTCAGTACACAAGTCAAAAGAAGACATCCACGCCTTCTCTTATGGAGTCGATCGCACAGGCGATGGATATCGGCAAGGCGGCGGCGGGGTTCTTCTGATGGCTATGTTCGGAAACCGCCGCCGCCCGTTGTTCGGCGCGGAAATGCTGGGCGACGTTCCTTATGGCACGCCACCAATCAACGGCAATCCAGCACATCAACTGCCAAGCGACGCCGGTACGCCTTGGCCGATGCCGCGGGAACCAATTATGTCGCCGGGCGCAGAGGGCGGTACGATCACGCCAGCGCCGGCGGAAGCGTTCACCCCTCGCAAGCGTTCGACGCTCGATAAGATAGGCATTCTTGCGGACGCTTTTCGTGGCACGCGGACGAACCAAGATGCGCTGCAGGCGGTGGACGATCGCGACTACGCTGCGTGGCAACAGCAGCAGCAGTACCAGCGGGCTCGCATCGACAAATTCGCCGATTTTACGCGGGAATACGATTATCGAGTGAAGAACCCGATGCCATCAACTGCCCAACCCTACCGCTGGGAGGGCAACGACGGTGACGTGTACGAGCTTGGCGCCGATGGTAAGCCGCGGCGCTTGTTCGACGACCCTACGCCTCGCTACGTTCCCGATGGCGTCGGCGGCTTGGCGATGATCCCGGGCACTGGCGCGGCTAGCTCTGCGCCGGTGGGCACGGTGCGTCCTGTCGGGAAACTTACGCCGATCGGAGGTGCGGGGTCTATGGCTCCGAGCACCTTTCGCTGATCCGTTCAAAGCGCCGGGCACGCTGACAAGTGGACGCCGAACGCCAGAAGGCAACAAGCTGGTCGGCGGTGTCCCCAACAGCCACCACCTCGACGGCACCGGCGGCGATTACGTCAACGCGTCGGCCGCCGACCTTATGCGATATTTCGGCGCGGGCACGAGAGTGTTGGACGAAGGCGACCACAAGCACGTCACTGTGCCCGGCGGTCGGTTCCCTTACTACGGCAAGCGCGGCACCGCTGGATTGAAGAGGTAGATTATGCCCCAACAGCTAGCGCGAGACGAGGCCGGGAACGTTTTCGACGTATCCGACCCGAACAACCCTATTCTCGTGCGTCAGGCCGCAGCCCCAACGCCTTCTTACATCCCGCCCTCCGCAGCTCGCCAAGCGCAGGACGCGCGCACTAATGCGCGTGAGGACGTTCGCGACGCGCGCGCTGCCGAAGATCAGGACTTGCAGCGAAAGTCGGCGGCGCGCGCCGCACAAGCTGCCGCGCTGCAGGCGCAAGCTGCGAATCGTCAGGCGGGCGCTGCCGAACGAACCGTGGGCAACACGCGCTTCGACAACATCGCCCTGCTGCGCAAGGAGTTCACCGGGCGCAAGGAGGTCGCAGACTTCCAGACGATCCTGCCAATGGTGGCATCGGCGATGACGATCGCTCGCAACCCCAAGGCGACGGGCGCAGATGATCTCAACCTGATCTACACGTTCGGCAAGGTCATGGATCCTGGCTCGGTCGTTCGCGAAGGCGAGCTGGCGCTGGCTTCGGGCACCGGCAGCTTTGCACAGAGCATTGAGGGGGCGATCAGCAAGCTGCAGAGCGGTGAGCGGTTGCCCGATGCGGTGCGTCACAACCTCGTCGAGTCAATGCGCCGCCGCGGTGTGGAACTGTCGCGTTCGTATAACCTGTCGCGCCGGGACTATCAGGAACGCGCCAAGCGTTTCGGTTTCAATCCCATCGACGTGGTGGGCGAGCATCCTGCCAAGCCATTCCAGCAAGTAGAAGCCGACTTTACGGGGAAACCGATCGGCAACCTTGACGGTTCGCCGGGGGCAAGCCCCACACAGGCGGCTACTGGCGGCACGAAGGTTGACCGCAATCCCGCACGTGAAAAGGCGCTGGACGCTCTGCTGCGCGCCGGCGCGGACGACGCGCAGATCAACGCCACGTCGCGCGCGCTGGGCGGCATGGACTTCGACCCAGCGGACTTGGCGCGATCGCGCGAGGCTGTCAGCAAGGGCTTCAAGGGCAGAACGTTCGACACGTCGGTGGAGGTGCCCACCACTGCACTCAATAGGGCGTCGGCGTCGGGGCCAGCAGTAGGCTTTGTCGGTCTGGCGAACGGGTTAAGTGCCGGGATGCTGGATGAGGGGATTGGTGCGGCGAATAGCCTTCTCACCGGCAAGCCGATGGCTCAAACGATCGAAGAGGCGAACCGTGGCAAGCAGGCCGGTGCGGAGGCGCATCCCATTTGGTCGGCGGGCGGCAATATGGCCGGATTGGCAGGCTCAAGCGCTTTGGGCGGCGCGGGCTTGGCACGCGTTGGACTTTCTGCCGCGCTGGGCAAGGCGACGCCGTACGCCGCAGACGCGGCCCTCGGTGCGATCTCAGGCGCTGGCGAAGCGAATGGTAACCGGCTGTGGGGGGCAGGGGTTGGTGCCGCCGGCGGCGCTATCGGGCGCGGGATAGGCGAAAAGGTGCTAGCTCCTGCGGTTGGTGCGGCCATGCGGACAGCGCCTGCGCTAGCTGTGGCCCGAAAAGCGCGAGGCATTTTCGGTGCACGCATGCTGCCGGAAGCACCGCGGCTGTCGCCTGCGGATCAAGATATTGCGGGCGCGATCAGGGGCGCAGCACCCGACACGGAAACGATGCTTTTGGAAGCCCAGCGGCTTGGCTTGCCCATGGCCTTAGCGGACACCTCGGCTCCAGCACGCGAATTGACCGCGGCGGCGGTTCGGCGTTCGCCAGCGGCATCGCAGATCGCAGAAGACACGCTCATTCCGCGCAACCGCGGGCAGTACGATCGTTTCAGCGCAGCCGTGACGCGTGATCTTGGCCCAACGACCAACATCCCGCAGCGGAGCGCGGATATGATGGCAGAAGCCCGAACGGCGGCGTCCGGTCTATATGACCAAGCCTACAGCAACCCCGTCCCCAGCACTCCCGAGCTTGACGCAGTGCTCGGCACGCCATTCGGTCGGCAAGCGGTTGGTCGGGCGCGTACGATCGCCGCCAATGAGCGCCGTTCGCCGGATGAACTCGGGTTCGCACTCGACGCAGACGGCAACGTGGCGCTCAATCCTCGCCCGAACGATGCTATTGCACAGCATCTCGGCGCGCGCGCTGATTTCGACGCGGCACAGGAAGCCTATCGGGCGGCACGGCAGACCCCCGGCGCGAATGTCGATCAGGCGCGCGACGCGATGATGAGTGCGCGCGAAAACCTGCGCGCAGCAGAGCAGCGGCTCAACGCCGCACCGGACCCGAGCAGCGCCGCCAGTGTTCCCGCCTATACCACGCAGACGCTCGATTACGTGAAGCGCGGCATGGACGACGTGCTGGAGGAACAGCGCAACCCGATCACCGGGCGGCTGCAGCTTGACGAGGCGGGCAGGGCGCAGAACGGCGTGCGCGGCCAGTTGCTCAGCGAAGTTGATCGCCTCAACCCAGACTTCGCGGCAGCTCGGCAGGCGTATGCCGGTCCGATGGCTTCACGCGATGCACTGTCGCGCGGTGTCGATGCCTACGGCTTGCACCCCGACGAGCTCGGCATGCAGGTGGCCAATCAGACGCCCGAACACCTGGGACAGATGCAGTTGGGTTATCGCGGCACCCTCATGGATCATGCGGGCAAGGTCCGTGATTCGAGCAACCCTTGGGAGGCGACGCTCGGGTCGCCGGTGGCGCGCAATCGGCTTGGTACCATGTTCCCGGGCAGCCCAGGCGTGCCTAATCTGCTCCGCCAGCGGGCGTTGGAGTCGCAACTCCAGCAGACCAGCAACGCAGTACTCGGAAATTCCAAGACGGCTCAACGGCAGATCGCAGACGAGGCGTTTTCCGGGGGTGGGTTCGCCAACGCTGCAGAGGCCGGGGTAAATGCCCTCACCGGTGGCGGCGCGGGTCAGATCACCAGAATGGCGGCGTCACGCGCGGCGGCGGCGATGGCAAAAACCAACATCGGCAAGCGGGCGATCGCCAAGGCCGATGCTGTAGTGCCTGTTATGTTGAACACCGCGCCGGCAGAAGCACTGGCGAATATGCGCGCTCTGATGGCTCGTGATGACCAATACCGGGCATTTGTCGAGGCGACGACGCCCCGGCGTAAATTAGGATTATTCGGCCGGGCGCTCGGTGCCAGCACCAGCCCCATGTTGGTCGAATAGGCCGGGGGTCGTCATCTGCACGTAGCCGAATACGACCCCGGCAAGCGCGGCAAAAACCCAAGCCCAGATAATCGCCCGCTTGATGCGAATGAAGTGCAGGTCTGGGACGTATCGACCTCGCCAATCGCGATAAGCGGGGATCTCGGTTCTCGCCGCTTTCCACGCTCGGAACTGCGCAAGGTACACGCGGGCGAGGTTCGCCAAGGCGGTGCCGAAAACGATGCTCAGAAAATAGCCGGTGGTCACCGGACTCCAGTACATCGAAAAAGGAGCAAACGCTATGCCCAGCGCTAGTGAACTCTCGGCCACGCCCGAAAGCAACACCACGATAGGCGGCGTGAACGTCGGTGAGAACTGTTCGCCGGGAGGAATCAATAACGCCCTACGCTACCTCGCGGCCATCGTCCGCACCCTATACGACCAGGTGCAGGGCTTCACCTCCGGCATGCCATTCACCGGCGGCACGTTCACCGGGGACATCTTCCGCCAGAGCCGCGGCGCCTACCGTCATAACGCCAGCTCGTCACATACTAGCGGGCGGGAATTCTACCTTCCTGAAGGCTCCGCGCTTCCTGCTGGGCAAGAAGGTGATGTCGTCTGGTTCTATACGTGAGCGGCCGGCCGTTCATCGACGGCGCTTTCCGAACAATTAAGGGCGGTACCGTTTGGCTGAATTCCACGCCACGCAAAGTCACGCGCGGGCAAGCTTTTATCAACGGCGCTTGGCGTAATCTCGTTAGCTTCGCCTCGCCACTTAGTCTCTACATTTCGCCCGATTCAATATCCGGCAGTGTCACCGCAAATAGCCTGCAGACGGTGTACTCGGACGCGGCAACAGCGGTCGTCGCGGGCGGTGTCGCTCCGTTCAGCTATGCTTGGAGCGTGTTGAGTGGCGGCGCGGCTCTTACGTCGCCAGCGAGTGCGATCACCAGCGTCAGCAAAACGCTTGGCGTCAATTCAAGCGCTACCGGAACAATCCGCTGCACCTGCACCGATGCGGTGGGCGCGACCGTGACCGCGGACGGCTTTTACGAACTTAGCAATTACAAGAACTGAGGGGCGGCATGGCATATTACCTGTTCTACGACCGGCTCAATAACGACCAGGGAGCCGGGCTCGAGGGATATTTCGTCCGCATCCTGTCGGCAGGCGTTGTACAGCCGATATACGCCGACAAAAACGGCACGCCGATCGCGACGGTTAGCGGGGTTGCCAATGCGGCAATCTGCGATGCGCTCGGCAATTACTCGATCTACGCCGCGCCGGGGATCTACTCACTGCAGTTCCTTGACCCGAACGGCAATCAAGTTGGCAGCCGTAATGACGTGTCGCTCGGGCTGATCGGGGTCAATCCGGACTTCATCAACTCGCTCGGGCCGATCGCCGACAAGATCAACCTCCTCGGCACCACCAGCGTCATCGCCAGCATGACGGCGCTGTCCGATCCTGCCGTACTCGCCAACATGGCCGCGCTGTCGCCGGCGCAGGTGATCGCTAACATGGCGACGCTGGCACCGCGTGCGTCGGATATCGCAACGCTGGCACCGCGGGCGGCTGACATCGCTACTTTGGCCCCGCGCGCCGCCGACATTGCAACCGCAGCGACGAACATCGCAGCGATCATCGCGGCCCCCGCGGCTGCAGCGCAAGCCACGACTGCCGCATCCTCGATAGGCAATGCCGCAAAACTCTCCGCCAATATCAGTTCGGCAACGGATGTGGTGCAGGTCGGCTCGTCGATCATCGCCACACAGCGCCGCGCGGTCAGCACGGACTCCTATGGGTTGGTCGCCTCCACGGGCAAGATGAACTTCCCGGCCGGCGCACGAGTGTTCGGCTCGTGGAGTGCGGCGCATCGCGGCATGAAGGCGCCGATCGCGGGGCAGTCGGCCGATGTGCACGAGTTGCGCATCCCCTCCGGCACGATCATCGGCAACAACAACGCCATTGTCTATGTCGGCATCGTCACGCCGTCTGCACCGCTTCCGCTGGCGTTCAACGCGTCGGTCACCTTTGCAGCGGCGCGGCTCGTGGGCACGATCGATTTGACCGGGCTGACTGCGCAGACCCTGGGCGAAATCGTCTGGCGCGGTACGCCGGTCGATTATGCCGATGGCGACCTGCTCGTCTATTGGGGGCCGAACGTCCAGTTCGTCTATGGACAGAACGTCGGTGCCACACCGCCTGCCAATACGGCATATGACGGGCAATTCCACATGGTCTTCAGTCTCGGCGCCCGACCGAACGATGCCACAGCGCTGTCTACCGGGTTCACGGTGTCCACGGAGCCGAACTACCGCCAGTTCCCATACTCTGCTTCGACGGCAGCGGGACCGGTGCGCGCGGGGCTGTCCGGCCCCTCCAGCTACGTCGCGACGGACGCGAACAACAATATCCCGCTGGCAACCGCGCGCGCGATCGACACGCCGTGGCGGGGCAAGAAGGTAGGGATCTTCGGGTCTTCGATCGAAACCGAGGGCGGCGGCGGGCCACAGGCGGCGACGCAGATCGGTTGGGCGCGGCAGACGGTCGATAATCTGCTGTGCGCTGGCACGGTAGGCGGCGTCGGATCGTCGCCGTTCTGCTGGGTCGGCAATCAGGGCGGCGGCGGCGATCTGCTGTCATTCTCGGCCACTACGGCGGAACTGACGGCGGCAGGCGGTAACCCGGCCAACAGCTATCAGAGCAAGATCATCGGGCAGCAATTCGATCTCGTCGTGATCAGCGGCGGGCTGGTGAACGATAGCAACCGCGGCGGCGGGCTGATGTTGCCAGGCAATCCGAGCGACAGCACGCCGGCAACCGTGTGGGGGGCGTTCAATCGCGTCATCCCAGCGATCCTTGCGGATCGGCCGACGTGCATCATCGTGATCGAGGGCGTGCAGAACGGGTTCCAAACGATCGGGGCGAGCGAGCAGGCTAACCGAACGATCTATAACGATACGGCAAAGGCCATCGCGCTCGCCTATCGGCTGCCGTTCCTCGACTTCTTCTCGCGCAGCGGCATCAACGCCTCGACGGTGGCGACATTGACCGGCGACGGCCTGCATCCGCTGCAGATCGAGCAGGATCGCATGGCGCGCTATGCCACCCGCTTCCTGTCGTCACTCTGATGATGACCCCCCTCAACCCGATCCCCCAGCTCGCCAAGGAGAAGTAGCATGCCAGACGACGGACAGACCACACCCCCGAACAATCCGACCCCCACGCCTAGCCCGACGCCGACACCGACGCCGCGCAAGCCCGGCGTGTAGATGGACTGGGCACTCGCCCTGAAGATACTCGCGTGCGCGGCCGTCTACCCGATGGCCGCGTATGCACCTCCACGTGTGCGTCGGGAGGCCGTTGCGCTGGCGCTCGCCTTTCAACTGACGTGGATGGCGGTCCTGTCGTCATGGACCCCTGCCTCGGTGCCCGAGCTCGCCAAGCTGTTCGGGCTGGCGGTGTACGACGAGCCGGTGTGGGTGTTCTGCTATGCGGCATACGCGCTGGCAGCGCTGCTGATCGCCCCGCGCCTGTGGGCCGCGTGGGCGCTGTGGGCAGTGATGATCTATCTGGAAATCTGCCTCGGTATCGCGTCGCTGATGGAGACGCCGTACGGCGAATACCGGCACGGCCTGGACCTTGGTTTCTACAGCGTAGTCGCGGTGTTTGCGGCGATTGGTGGGAAGGGAATGTTTGAGCATGGGCGGGCTATCTTTCGCGATCTTGTTGGGATCGATCGGGCTGTTCGTCGCCCATCCTTACATCGCTCGCCTGTTCAATCGGAAATAGCGCAGTGACGCCCGAGGACAGCGCGTGGATCAAGGCTGCGACCTATACGGCTGTTGCGGCGATCTCCGGCGCGATCACGTCGTTTTCACTGAGCGACTGGAAATCACGCACGAAATTCGAAAACGGGCTGACGATCTTCACCTCGATCGCATTTGCGATATTCTTCGCGCCATGGGCTGTGCACGAGATGTTCGGCATGGACGAGGGTACGCTCCGAACGGGGGCGTTCGTCACATACATCTCGGCAGCCGGCGCACCTATTCTGGTGCCCAAGGTCATCGGCCTCTTTTCCCGAATGGTCGCATCGATCGGAGGCGAAAAATGAGCTGGTCCCCACCAGTAGAGGCATGGGTTTTCCTGATACACGTCATGCTGCGCGGGCTCGTCGCTCTGGCCATGGTGATCGGTCTGCACTTCTTTCGAGAGGCGCTCAACTATTGGGAGCGGCTGGGCATGGGCATGATCGCGGGTGGCGCTCTCATGACGCTGCCGATCATCATCGACCTGTCGAAGGACGGCACTCCGTTCGACAAATGGTCGCCGTCGATCATGTCGCTCGGCATCCTGATATTCTTCGGCGCGCGCATGGTTCGGATCGTCCGGCACGCAAAGAACAACGATTTAGCGCGGCGCGAGGCCGCTGCGTATCTGGCAGATAGGGGGAAGTGATGACCATTGACGACATTCTAGCCGGCGTGCTCGCCAATGAAGGCGGCTACACGAACAATCCCCACGACACCGGCGGGGAGACGAATTGGGGCATCACGATCGGGACGGCGCGTGCGAACGGCTACACTGGATCGATGAAGGCGATGTCGCGCGAACAGGCGCTGGCGATCTACCGAGGCCGGTATGTGATCGAACCGGGCTTTGGCCTTGTCGCGAACGTCGCGCCGTTGGTGGCCGCGGAACTGGTCGATACGGGCGTGAACATGGGGCCGTCCGTCGCCGGACGCTTCCTCCAGCGCGCACTCAACCTCGTCACGGATGCGGGACTGGCGGTAGACGGCAATGTCGGCACTGCCACGATCGCCGCGCTGAAGGCGTTCAAGGCACGGCGGGGGGCTGAAGGCGAAAAGCGGCTGATCGCGCTGCTGAATGCCTTCCAGGGCACTCGGTATGCCGAGCTGGCGGAGGGGCGGGCGCAGAACCGGACCTTCATCTACGGCTGGCTCGGGAGGATCGCGGCATGAACGATCGCCACACCCTTATCGCCTTCTGCGCGATCCTATTCGCGATCTGCTACCTCGCCACGATCGCCGCCTGGCTGGCATCTAAAGGCAAGTATGCGGAAGCACTTGGGTTCGGCGGGCTGACGACGGGGCTTGTCGGTGTGATCGGCACCTTTCGGCCCCGTGTGCCCACGACTGCATCAACCGAAACCGGCGACGTAAATCTGACAAAGGAGCCTGCAGCATGACCCTCAACCTCGGCAAACTGCTCAACACCGTCGCAACCGCGACAAAGAAGAACCCGGAGATCGCGCTGGCGGTGGTCGGACTGGTCGCGCCGAAGGTGGTGCGCAAGGTTGCGCCAGTGCTGGTTACGCTGGCGGCGGCGAAGGGGGAGTAGGGGCGTTGCTGTGGGCCGGGCTTGAGTACCGGCTCGTGAACCGCCCTACCGATCTATCGGACTTCTCGCGGTGTGACTGCGCTTTCCACAGCCTACGGGCTCCACGTCTACAAGGCGTCTGCGCTTCCTTCAGCGCCGCCACAGCAACCACGCATTTATGCCTGGAACGGCTTGACAGCGCAACCCTGACCTTGCCCCGCGATTCGCGCTCTGGTATCAGGCGGGTGTTGCTGTGGCGGGGCCGCCTGCGCTTCCTTCGCGGGCATGGCGTGCAACCGTCTCGCTCTGCCACAGCAACGATAGTTTGGCATCCGCGTTCGAAAGGCTGGCAATGAAGCCAGATGCGGCGTTCCAGTGGTAGCGCTATGCCAAGCGCGGTAACCGCTACCGGGTGAGGGCCGGTAAGATCGCCCCACTTCCCCCTTGCGCCGCGTTCCCCATCCGTTCCACCCTACGGCATGCCCTCCGATGCCGAGTCCGCGGTCGCCGCTTTTTTCTTCGCCAGTCGATCGGCACGCAAACGGAGCAAGCACGAGTGGGCATCCGACAAGCTCGGTCAAGCGATCTACGAGATGGCTAAGGAACGGATGGCGCTGCTACGGCTGGAGGAAGAAGCCGAGCGGGATGCCTGGGAGCGGGAGAGGGACTAACCCCGCGCGCCGGTTTCAACGTTCGGGGGTCTACCCCTCCATCGGCATCGTGTCCGCCTTCGCACGATACCCGCTGCCAGCCAGCGACTGGTAGTACCAGTGATGCAGGAACCCGACCGGCGCGTCGCCACCCATCATGCGAAGCCACAGAACCCGTCCCGATCTGCCATTGCCGTCCGTGAACGGGTGAAGCGTCTCGTATTCGACGTGCGTCTGGTATGGGTCGGTCGCACGCTCAAGCAAGTCGCAAAGCGCCAAGGGGATGCCGTAGCCACCTGCGGGCGGCACGTGGTCGCCCACGTAGACATTGAGGCCCTTGCGATCGCGCAAGTGGGCGTTCGGTTGGACCTGTCCGACGAACGCGACAAGCGCTTCTAAGTCCACTTCTGGCGCGGCAAGGAAGGCCGCGTGCGCATTTATCTCCGCCTCCGTGGGGTCGCGCCGGATGCCCTCGATCCAATTGCTCTCGCGCACGAACAAGGCGAGTTGCTCGCGATCAATGCTGACCTTCTTCATTCCCCCTTCCCCGCGGCTGGAGGGGCGGGAAGCGGGCGGACGAGGGCTAGGATGGCGTCGGCGGCGCGGTAGTCCTCATCCGCTGTGGGATAGTCACCAGGCTCGCCCAAACCGGGATAAAGCGAGCCGCCATAGGCGCGCGCTACGATCTGCGCCACTTCCTCTCGATCAAGCGCAGGCGCACCTTCCCCCTGATCCGGCTGTGCGGGCGGGTTGGCGAAGGCGAGGCGGTGGGCGGCGAACGCTCGGGCAAGCGCATTCGTACTGCCTGTCGCGGCATTGCGGACATGAGCTATAAAGGCAGGACTGCCTCCCATTTCCACCCCATAGTATTTCGCAGCAGCTTCACGATCCGCCTGGATCACCTCCCGTGCGCTCTCTTCGGTCTGCTCAGGCATGTGGGGTCTCCGGGGATAGGGTGGCGCGGAGGACGTTGCTGGCCTCCCATGCCAATTTATGGAGGTGGTTGCCGCCGGCGACCTCGGCGTCATCGTATGCGTCCAGAAAGGCTCGTGCCGCCCGTTCCACCTCCCCCGCGCCGGTCGGTCGAAGCGCGCGGACCAGAGCTTCCGCAATCTCGCGCTGTGTCTCTAGGTCTATCGGTTTGGTCAGCCAGCCATATGCGGCGGCATCGTCTGGCTCGCGATCAAACACATATTTGAGTAACTTACGCCCGCGCAACACCGCAAGAACCACCTCCACCCCATCGGCAAAGGTGCCGCCCGTAGCGGTGGCGAGGGCGGCGTAGGGCACGACCCGCCAAGCATCTTCGTCTTCGCGGTGTACGGCCTCGGCATCCTCACGACGGGCGTACCTCGTGGCTTTGTCGCGATCGGTAGTCCAATCGGGATTGCCGTACTCCCATATGCGCCATCTCTCGGCTTGCCCATCGCCGACGATCCAGCCGCCGATATCCGCGGGCGCGGTGGCGGGTGTGGCTAGGGGTGTCCACGATCCGTAATCGAGCGGACGCCATGCCAGTTCTTCGCCGTACCAATCAACGACGACAGGGCCGTTTTCTTGGGCGATCTTGCCGATATCCGTCGCCGCGGTAACGGGTGGGGATAGGGCCGCAAATATGTCGAGCGCATCGGCCCAAACCCACTCCGTCATCGGTATGCGCTTCAAACGAGCGAGAAGGCTCTCCCCCTCCGCCGTTGCTGGGGTCGTATCGGGGGCGAGGGCGGCATAGTCGCGCATTGCGGGCCAGAGAACATCAGCCCACAAGCTGCCGTCTTTAGCGGTGCCGCGAAGGTGGTGCTGGTAGATAGCGCGGGCCGTTTCCTCCCCGCCGTTATCCGCGGGCGCGGTGGCGGGTGTGGCTAGGGTTGCGAGGATACGATCTGCGTACGGCTCGGCGTGCGTGATCCAGTCCTCGGGTAGAACGAATGTGCTATCTACGCCAAGCGCGGCTTCAACGATGATCCGCGTCACCGTTGTGCGCTCCCCCTCCGCCGTTGCTGGGGTCGGGCTATCGGGGGTGGTCGGGGCCGGGTGAGGTATGAAGTACGTCGTCTGTTCGCATTGCCGCTTGGCGTTGTGTTCGGACAGCGGCCGGCAGCAGGCGAGACAGCACGGGTCTTCTTTCTTGGCGCGGGATGCCATCACTTCTCTCCTTCATTCGTACCGGCGCGCGAGGGCGGGGCGTCAAACAGAATGCGGTTCATGTTGGCGTAGCTGGCGAGCACCTTCGTCGCCGATAATCGGAAGCCCCAACGACTGACCTTTCCCGCGCCTCGGCAAGCGCCACACACGGCGATTGGTTCTCCGCGCACCCAAACAGCGTGATCCCATTCCCAGGGCGATGTTTCGCCTGTTCCGGCGCACGCGTCGCACTCCTTCGAGCCGTTCGGCATCGGTCGCATCGTCATCACCATCATTCTCCTTCGTCGCGCGACTGCGCTACCGTGGGGGTGGATAGGGCGGCCAAACCAAGCGGCGTGATCGACCAGCGGCGCGGGTTCTTCAGGACCCGGACAAAGCCGCGTCGGCGCATCGACTGGCGCACCTTGTCGGCTGCGCGATCGGCCAGTCCGAGATTACCGCCCGTCACGACAGCCTTCAGAAAAGCTCGCTGCGCCTCGCTCAGCACGTCCGGCGTGGCGTCCGATTGCGGGGTCAGCATGGGGCATCCTCCCCCGCAGGAAGAGACGCGGCGGATTGGGCGCGCGAACGTAGGGCGGCTGCGGTTAGGGCGCGGGCGGGGGAAGATGCTTGACCAACGCGCGTAAGGGCGGGCTGGTCACCTTGAACTAGACGACACACAGAAGCCGTTGCCCGGCCCAGATAATCCGGCCAGAGGTCCTGCCTAACCCAGTAGTCGCCTTCCGGCACCAGCGTCATCGCCGCGTCGAGCGAGGCAGTGAACCGGGGCACGAGCTGGGCGCCGCCATGGCCCGGATGGATTTCCGCGCCATCGCTGTCGAACTTGCCGTATCCGATCGGCCCCCCTTTCCACTTCGGCGGGACCTCGAAATAGCCAAGGCAGGCGACCGCGATCAGGCAGTCCAGCTCCCGATCAGCCCCATCCCCCGCCTCGACGCGATCCGCTAGGGCGTCCGCTTGGTTGGTCATGCTGCTTCTCCGAAAAGCTGGCCTTGGCTTTGCTGCTGTTCGATCCGCTCGCAGGCCATCGCGAAGTAGGCCGGATCTTTCTCGATACCGATGAACCGGCGCCCCAAAGAAAGAGCGGCACAACCAGTCGTCCCGCTGCCCATGAACGGATCAAGCACGACATCTGCGGAGATAGCCTCCAGAGCGCGGCGCGGCAGTTCGACCGGGAACGGCGCGGGATGAGGGTTACGATCTGGCGTGATTTGCCAGACATCGCCAGCGCCCGATGCACCGCGTGACTTCAGCCGAAAAGCCGGATGCGCCAACATCATCAGCCACTCGTGGGTCGGCACAAACGCGGTCGGATTGAAGTTCATCCCGCCCGGCCGCGCCCAGATGATCGTCTGGCGATGCAGCACGTCTGCCGGCAGCAATTCGGTCGGCTGCCAAACCTTCGGGCCGATCACGCGCGGCTTATGGTTGTAGAACACGACCCCGGCCGGCGCGGTCAGCCGCCACAGTTCGGCAATAACGCGCTGCTGCCAATGGACGTATTCCGCCCAAGGCATGGCATCGTCGTGCTCGGTGTACCCTCCGCCCTTGTTGCCGTCACAGCCTTCGCGCCACTTCCCCTTGCCGCCTGACGACTTGCCGGAGCGCCAGTGTCCGAAGTGCTGCCAAGGACGCTCGCCCAGATTGTACGGCGGCGAGGTCACAACCGCGTCCACTCGGTCGAGTGTAGCCATCACCTCCAGGCAATCGCCCAAGTAGAGGGTCGCGTTGCCGATGCGTTCGACGCGCCCGCTCACCGTCCACCCTCTGCATGAGGGGTGAGGGATGCGATCCTGTGCGCGGCGAACTGCTGTGCAAGCAGTTGAGCGAAATATCCGCCATCCGCCGCCCACTCGATCTCCAGAGCATAAGCCGCTTTAGCAGCCGCATCGCGATAGGCTTGGGTGACCTCCACCATCTCCGGCCCCGTGCTCATGCGTCGGCTCCGTCGCTTTGGTCGGTGAGAGCGGGGAGCATCGCCGGCATGTGGCCGATTCGATACGCCTCTGCGATCTGGGGCCGCATCCACTGCCCTACAGATTTACCGTCTGGCAGCACGATATTCGCCATGAACTCGTCTTCGAAGATTGCGATGCCGCTTTCGACGGCCTCGAGCTTCGCCTTGATAACGAGCGCCAAAGCCCGCCAGCGCTGTCGGACGGCCTGCTCCCACTCGGCCAATGCGGCATCAGGCGTCCGTGCGCCGCGAGAATGATGGGTGAAGCGTCGCTCTGTTTTCGACGGAAGCGGCAGGATGAACTTGATCTGCCGATCCATCATTCGGAAACCAACGACTGCAGCATCGTCTTGCCAGCCGTACAGAAACTGGTTTGCGCCATAGCGGATCAATGTCCGCTCGATTTCATCGCGCGACCGTGCGCTCCCGACTTCGGTTTTTGCCGCGAACTTGCTCATGCGCCGGCTCCGGATGCGAGGGCAGCATCAACTTCCGCAAGCGACGGCTCGCCGCGAGGGTCGCGATACGCTGGTTTATGCACCTTGCAGCGTCGCCCCGGCTCTAGGATCGTCGGCTGACGCTTCGGTTGTTCTGCGATGCATCGCGGGCAGGGTCGTCCGAAAGCAGCGCGCATCCGGGCGCGATACTCTTTCAGGTCGCGATACATGTCGATCATGTCGCTCATGCGCCGGCTCCCGTGAGAGTGGCGCGAACGGCGAGGCCAAGAGGGGTGATGCAGTTGCCGCGATCATAAAGCCCCTGTCCCGCCATTTTTCGGAACATGCGGTCTTTGGCGCCACCTCCGCGCTGGCTGATACCGATGAACGGCCACGGATTGCCGGCTTCGGTGTGTCGCCCGAGTAGCATTGTGCGCATGCCACGAGTCAGCCGAGCCGCAATCGCCGCCGGGTCGGTGGGGGCGACCGCGCTCATGACGCTTGCTCCTGGGTGGGGCCTAAGCGGGGGACTTCAACGACGGGCACGCCAGCGGCTTTCGCCCTGCGCACCATATCCGCCGTTCCGCGACCGCCCGGAAAGGCCACCACAAGATCAGGCCTGCCGTTGACCAGCATCGCTTGATTGCGAATCGGACCGGCAGCCTTGCCGTCGCGCTTCCACATCGCGTCATACGTCTCGACGCCGCGCTGACGGAGCTTTGCCCAGGTGCGACCGAGATAGTCCGCGCCGGATGCGCCGCCCTCGATCACCACGCGAACAGGCGGCTCAATATCGTTGAGCGTGCGCTCTACCAGTGCCGCGTCATGAAAGTCGCGACCTCCGCAAACTAGAACTCTCATGCCGCATGCTCCTGTGCCGACCTATGTGCCCGAATGTTCTGCGCGAACGGACCCGGAACACGGTTATTTCGGCTAGGATTTGTGCGGGTTTGGCTGTTTTTGGCGGTGTTGCGATGTTCACGGCAAGCGGTTTTCAAGACCGTTGCAATCGACCACTCTGCCACTCTTCCAAACCCACGCATTTCTGCGCCTAACGCTATCTTATCATACCCACGAACCGTTGCAACTGTGCCGGACTTTGTGCCGACTACTTTTTTACAGCGGCGGCTTGGGCAGGGGTCAGATAGCGTAGATACCACTCGGTCTGCCCGATCGTGCTGTGTCCGAGCAGCTTCTGCAAGTCGTAGATCGACCCTCCGCTTTCCAGATATCGAATGGCATATTCGTGCCGCAGATCGTGGAAGCGCATGTGCTGCAGCTTCCTTCCCGATCGCTGTGCCATATTTTGTGCCCTGACCCTGATCTCGCGCCACATCTCCGTGACGCGCCGGTAGGGGCTGCCGTCCCGCGTCGTGAACAGATAGCCGCCCTTGTGCTCCGGCTGCCGCTCCACGATCGCCAGCGCCTCGCCCGAGATCGGGATCACCCGGAATTCGTGCTTGGTCTGCCATAGCTGCAGCTTGCCGCCCCGCGCGTCCGATGCCTTCAGCAGCGCCAGCTCGTCCCGCCGCGCGCCCGTCAACAGCGCCAGCCGGCACAGATCCCCGAACGTTCCCGGCATGCGATCGAAATACGCTTCGATGTCCTCGGTCGGCGGGCGCACGTAATGCAGCCGCTTCTCCTTGCGCGGCTTCTTGGGCAGCAGCTTGACGGGGTTGATCTCCGGCCAGCCCTCCAGCTCGCGCACATGATCCGCGATGCCGGAGACGACCGAAAGATAGCGGTTGATCGTCGCTGTTCCGGATCCGGCCTTGCGCCGTGTCTCCATGAAGCCTTGCAGCGCGGCCTTGTCCACTTGGTCCCAATAATAGGTCCCGAAATGAGCATCGAGCACTTTGATCAAGCTGAGGTATCCCGCTTGCGTTTTCGGCTTCCATTCCCCGGCACGAAGCCAGAGAGCGGCAGCATCGCGCCACGTGTGCCGGATCGTGCCGTGATAGGGAGATTTGCTTTTCAGCCATTCCGCGAGCCTCCGCTCAGCTTCCACTCGATCGCCCGTTTTAAGGGATTGTCGCTGTTCTCTCCGGTTGACGGTGATGCGTGCGTAATAAACTCCACCGCGGAGGTAGAGGCGATCTGGCGACCCGTTGCCGCTTCGTTTGCGCGTACCCATGCCCGCAGTCTCGTCCTGTCATATGTCCAGCGCCGGCCGAGCTTGGCCGCGCCCCAAATCTCTCCGCGCGCACTTAGGCTCTGCAGCGTGCGCTCCGGCAAGCCCGTTATCATATGGGCTTCCTCGATCATGCAACGCTCAGGCTGTGTCACCGCGCGCACCTCCCCAACCGATACCGCACCACATACCTCCGCCACTCCACCGCCGCGCCGCTCGCCTCCACAGCACAGCGGAGGTCGTGCCCATCGGGGAGGGTGCAGACCGCGACAACGCGCTTGTGCGAGCGATCAACCGGGCGGCAGGTGAGCGTGCGACGGAACACGATGCGCTTGGTGATCTCGCGCGCCTTGGCAGCCAGCACGTCGTTGCAGACGTAGCCCGGACGATGCGCACGACACGGCGGCGCGTTCTCGAAGTCGGGAGCCTGCACGCCAGCGATACGGACCTTGATGCCGTTGTCGCACCACAGGGGGCCGTCTCCGTCGTGAACGTGGATTACCAGGCAGAGGAAAGGGGCTAGGATCATGCTGTCAGCCTAGATGCCAGCACCCGGCGCTCCATATCGCGCTCAGCGGCGACGGACGGATGCTCGACAACCCGCCGCCCATCGGGCCAATGGCAGACGGACAGTACGTCTCCTTCACGGATTGGCGGCAATCGACGAAGCGGGAACACCGGCTCACCGGTTATCGGATCCACGCGCGGGCCGATGAAGCGCTTGCCGCTGGTGTGATGGGTTGGGATCATGCTGGCACCTGTTCGGGCACGGCGTCCTCGAAGTTGAGGTACACGCCTCCGCCCTTAGCGAACCTCTCCTTTTCGGCATCCGGCACGTAGAGGTAGACCGCCTCGTCCATGCGGATTTCAGATATCGTGCCGTCGCCAAAGCGGTGGCTGATCCGATCGCCAACTTTGAGCTCGGGAGCAGGCTTGGTTTCCGCTGCCCATGCCTTCACAGCATCACGATGTGCCGACCAAATATAGGACGAAGCGCTGTCGAGTATTCTGACCAGTTCGGCGTCGATCCCGGACACGTGGTGATAGCGGTCTAGCTCGTTCGCCACCTCATAACCGTTGGCGCCCAAGTAGCACTTGCCGAGCATGGCGCTCCATTTGTCCACCGTAATGCCCGAATCCCAATCGGCGCAGTCCTTCGCCAGCGCGGCGATAGCGGCTGCTTTGACATCGGGTGAATTGCGTGTTGGTCGTTCCATCTCAAATTCCTTTTGCGGGGCCGGACACTCGAAGGGGTCCGGCCCCGTCTCCCGACCGGTGGGTCGGTATTTCTAGGCTGCGGCAATCACTTCGTCGGTGATGCGCTCGCTGCCGTCGAACTGGTCGCCGTGTTGCTCGTCGGAACGGCCTTCGGGTTCGAAACCGTCGCCAGCATCAGCACCGATCTGCTGCTCGAGCGCATCGAGGCGGGACAGCGGCTGCGGCTGCGGTTCACGATCGCCGATCATAATTGCGGCCGCATTATCGGAAACCCTGATCATATCGTCGCGATCAAGCGCGGCCGCGATCTGCTCGACATCGGTGGAGGCCGGCAGATGCTTAGTGTGGTGCTTGATCACGGTCTTGACCGCGCCTTCCTCGTAGAACGTGGTCCACTGCAGACTGTTGGGCTGGCGGCTCACCTTTCGGCGCTTCTCAATGTCGGAAAGAGTCATCACGTCACGCGAGACGCTGCCGTCGCGCAGCTTCACGATCGAATAAGCCGCGATCACGTCACCTTGCTCACCCATCGCGGGCTTGTGGATGATCCGCTCGTCGTCACCCAGCACGTATTCGAAATCGTCGTTAGCGTGTACGGCGTGGGCAGACCAAGACGAGATTTCGCCCGACTGCCGAGCCTTCTTCATCAGCCCGGCGACCATCGGCATATATTGCGCCTGACCCTTGAAGATCGCGATCGCCGCATCGCGCCCGTCCGGTAGCAGACCATCCTGGGCGCACTTCATCAGCGAGGCGAACAACGAGGCGCGATCGCAGGTCAGCAGGTCTTGGTTCGTCTGCACGGCGGTGATCGCCACGCGCTGAAACTTCTCAACCGAGATATGAGACGGCAGCGCCATCTTGATCTGTCCGGCCATCTTGTCCAGCGTCTGCCGCAGGGCGGTGGTTTCCTGCTGGCGCTGCTGCTGCACGGTTAGTTGGGTCGCCATTATGCTGCCTTTCTGTATTGATGAGAGAAGCCGGAGACGTGCCGCCCTTTGGCGAGCATATCGGCTGTGTTGATGGCCGGCGTCCCGGCGAACAGGTGGCGCGGGTTCACGCAGCTTGGGTTGTCGCAACGGTGACAAATCACCCAATGCCGCGGGAAATCTGCGACCAAGAACTCGTATGACAGGCGGTGGGCGCGTTCGAGCCGATCACCGAACCAGAGGTCGCCGTAACCCTTTTCGTTCACGGTGCCGATCCAGAGCCAACATCCACTATTCGGCTCTGGTGAAACTTTGTCCCAAAATCTCGTCGGGAGGCGCTCGTCGCCAAAATGTACGATCATTGACCGGTTTCCTTTAGATCGAACCTTCGATAGCCGCGCCGCGCGCCGATGGTGGTGCCGACGTGTTCGGCGGTGATCAGGGTGCCGCTCGAGCCTTTGGTGACGCCGCAACCGATGCGGTATCCGTCCAGCATGGCGACGCTGGCGGTGCCGAGCTTTTCCAGCAGTTCCGCTTTTGCGGCATCGGCATCGGTTGCCGCCGCCTTCTCGCGCGCCTTCGCGTTCAGGTATTCGGCGGCAAGCAAGCCAGCGCGATTATCGCGCGACAGATCGACCACTTCGTCCGTCACATCGCCATAGAGCGCTGCGATCGCATCGCCGTCGCGCGCGTAATCCGGCTTGGGCGGGGTGCCGCTGCGGACGGTTTCCCAGAATGCCGCGGCCCGCTTCTCGATCTCGGCAAACAGCGTCGGCCGGAAATCGTAGCAATGACGCTCGAGCTTGTTCCCCCCGACGAGCACAACGACATCGCCCCATGCGACGCCGTCAAGGCCCTGGCACGTCATGTTCTGCAGAAGGTAATCCGCCGGCGGTTCGTCGCCCCATTTCTTGCGCTCGAGCCAATCCACCATCTTGACTTCGATGATACCGGGTCCGCGCTCGGGACAGGTGACGCGCCGATCGGGATGCCCGCCGAGACCTTTGCCATTGGTCAGGTGCGGCACCTGCTCGCGATCGACATAGCCGTAGCGCAGCTTGGCCGCTTCGATGATGGCCGGCTCGAGTGCGACACCCCAAAAGATGCGCTCGTTTTCAGGCACGCCGTTCTCATCAACCGCGTTGAATTCGGGAGTACCGATCGTGCCGTTCTTGCGGTGCCACAGCTCGAATAGCGTGCACCAGCGAGACAGGCCGAACAGGGCGGCGACTTCGGACGCGCCGACCACCGACTTGCGGAAAGCATCGTCGCCATCGCCTGCGATCTTGAGCGAGACCGTCACAGCCCCCACCCCAAAAACGCCCCAACGGTGTGCGCAACACCACACACCGCGCATACGATGGCAGACGGCAGCAGGAAGCACACAGCGAGCGTGAGGAACTTCAGCACTTCCTGCGTTACCGCCACCTTCTCGGTCAAATCAGTCATGGGAGGGATCCTTGGTGGCGAGAGGAAACCAGCGGTGCAAAGCTACCGCCATGGTCGCGATCTTGATTTCGTGGGACGGCGCGAAAGAGCGCAGCAAGGCGGACGTCGTATCGCGCACCTCCTCAGGCGTTGCGTCGACAGCGAACTCGCGACCCGACATTCCGAACTGGTCCTCGCCAAGATGACCCACGCCGAAAAGCATGTCCGCCATGGCGGTTTCCTCAGGTAACGCCGCACAAATAGCGCGTGCGGCGTCCTTGCTGACGTCAAGGTAACGGCTCTGTTGCGCGCCAAAAACGGCTTCAGGTTTTTCCACATTGAAGAAGGGGTATCCGGGAATTTCCATCACGCCGCCGCCCTCTCGCAAGCATCGACATACGCCCGCTCGTCGGCGGTCAGATCGCGCTCAACCCGCAGGATCGACAGCAACCGCGCGTCAGGCTCCAAGGCCCGCACAGCGACCGCGGGAACGTCCGTCATCGCCGCGTGGTCGATCGCCTCGGCAACCGTCCGCTGGTAGGGCGTGCCGTCGCGTTGGCCGGGCTTGTGGTTCGCCTGCAACCACTCCCAGCGCAGGTCCTCCAGAGCATCGGCGATCGGGCCTTCGTACTCGCGCCATTCGTCGCGGGTGACGGCATAGGTGGCCGTGCGGATCGTCGGGCGAAGGTCGGACGCAATCGCCTGAATGATCAGGGTGCGCGCTTCAGGGGTTTCGTCCCAACGATCGGCGACAGCCCCAACAAGCTCGTCGGCAATGGCTGCCAGCGCGTGCGGGTCGGCGGGGGTGATCGGTGCAAACGCGTTCACGATTGCACCGCGGGGGCGCGCAGGAGTATCGCCTGTTCGTATGCAGCGGCCAGTAGGCGCAAGTCGCCAATCGTGGGCGATTGCGGTGCACCGGGACCGCCAAGCCCTGTTGCCGTCGAAGCCAGTGCGTACCCATGCGACGAATCAGCATCATGGAAAAAATTCGTGCTTCCTTCGAAACGCGGGCGACCGCCATCGTAATGTGATGCCGCGGCGGCGAACTTGGCCACGAACGGCGCGATAAGGTCGAAGGCCTCTTCCGCGCGTTGCCGCAGTTCACGATCGCGCTCGGCCTGCCGGTAGAGGTTAAGTTGCGCATCGCTCGCCGCAACCGGACACTCGCCCCCGTCGTGCGGGGTCCAGGGGGTGGGGGAGGCGGTCATGCCGATGCTCCGCAAATGTCGCACGTCTCGCCAGCGGGCAGACGGCACTCGCCACAAGGCTCTTTGCCATCTTGGCGTCGAGGCTGGGGAAATGAGCAGGCTGAAAACGCGTCCAGGACGTCATCCAACGTCTGCGTATATTCCGCTGCCACCTTACGGACCTCGCAACCCGGCTGGCCAATATGATCGCGGGTGTAAGCGTGGTGCGCGCGAACGGCTTTTAGGTCGCCAAGCAACTTACGCAATGTCGCGACGGGGAGGGGGCTCATGCTGACACCAGCGCGCCGACGACGTACTCAGCGGCCCAGCCGGAGTGATCGTCGTGGTCGTAATCCATGCCCGCATCGACACAGGCGTCGAGCAGGACGTTCGACTTGCGGATCCACGCGCGGGGATCGTCGCACGTCATGAAGTCGCCAGCGCGCAGGAACGCATCGAGCGCTCCGTCTACCGCTTCGAACTTTGAAAGGGTGGTCGCCACGTTCGTCTCTCCGCCGACCTGAGTGGCCGGTGAGGACGGGTATGTGGGATATTTCACACGCCGTCAATACGCCGCGTGGGAAATATCACATTATTTTTTGCAGCGGTACTCGCTACGCAGAGTGTCCGCGACCAGCTTGACGGCCGGACCCGACCAGCGGGTGGGGTTATCCTTAATCGCTTTCCGAACGAAGCGCGCCGAGATCGCTGTCCACGACCCTGTGCGCGGGCAGATCAAGCCACCGGCGGACAGCCCATCGGCAACGCCCCATATGTACATATTGCATGGATCCGCCGCCAGCATGCCGTTCTCTGCCTCACAGAGGCTTGCCAACTCGCCGCCCGTAAGCGTCGTTAGTACATAGGTCTTCGAGTGAACTGCTGTCGGCCCGATCGCGAGTGCTATCGCCGCGGCATAATGAAGAGCACCGGAGCGGCCCATACAACCTCCACGTTTTCCATATCGGCCGCGTTCAGAGATCGCAGCGTATATCTGTCTGGTTCGGTGCCTGGCGCGAGACGCTTCAGGTACGTGCCATTATCGGCAAGGTGCACAGCGCAGTACTTGCCGAGATAATCGGGCAGAACGCCATCGTGGTCGCGTCGGACATAGATCACGTCGCCCGGCTCGTACTTCGGAAGCATACTCTCGCCCGCGACGACTAAAGCCATAAGCGGACCGGGCGCGAGGGGAGGGCGCTCGACCATCTCGAACTCGTGATCGTCCTTGAAGAACGCAATCGCGCCGCCCGCGCCAATCTGGCCTAACAGGGGCACGCGTTCCGACCCGTTCACAGACTCATATGGCAAATCGAGTGCTTCCGCGATTTTGTAGAGGGTCCCGATGCCGGGATTCTCGGTGCGTTGAATGAGGTCTCGAACGGACGTGACTGCCAAGCCGGCCGCGAGAGAAAGGCTGCGCGGGTTAAAACCCTTTGCTTCCATCTCGCGTGTGATCGTCTCGCGGATAGCTTGGATATTAGGTTTCGCGGGCATGGGTGAAATATCCCACGAAAGCCGCGAAAGGCGGTAGGGTCGAAATATCCCACGCACGGCATCTTGACCGTGGGAAATTTCACACATAGAACAAGCGGCCATGGAAGAGCTGCTATCCGATATCGAGACGTTCATCGCCGATCACGAGATCAGCGAATGGGCATTTGGCGAAGCCGCGTTGCGCGATCGTCACTTCATCCGCCAGTTGCGCGAGCAGCGCGAGCCGCGCCGCGCGACCGTGCAAAGGGTGCGCGACTACATGGCGTCCTACTGCGACCAGCAGGCCGCGGCATGACGTCAATCGTGCATCTCGACCCGAAACTGCGGATGCCGCGGGCAGGCTCCGTGAAACGGGACAACCACCGTTTCTTGCCACCTATCATGCGCATCCAGCATCGCGCGCACCGCGTTATTGAGCCGTCGAACGCGCGCCAACGGGATCGCGAAGGACAGCCAGCGTCCGGCGACGTGAAACACGCCGTCCCGAACTTCGAACTTCGGATCACGCCCAACGAACAGCTCCAGCAACATTCCACATCTCCCGCTCGGACAGGCCACTTACAGGCGACAGGAGATGTCTGGCGGTGCCGGTACGCTGGCATCCGCTTTCCGCTCGCAGGGGTAAAGCTGCGCCGGTCCAAGCGGCTCGTAAATAGACAAATGTGCGGGCAAACCTTTAATATTGCTCGCCGTCTCGGTTCCGCTGGAACAGCAAGCTCCGTCGAGGCCGCCGCCGCGCCTATCGAGCAAGCCGCATGAGCGCTTGTCATTCAGCGACGCCTAGCGCTGGGCGCGGGTTCCGAGCGAACGCCGCGCGTAACAATCTCCAGTCCGCAGGGATGGCAACGCAATATGTGCGTTCGGCCCACATACAATATCTCCGGTATCAGGTACGACTTCTTCTTGGCGTGAAAGCAGTTGGGGCAAAGCCACTCGCCACTGTCGCCGTCTGGCTCCGTGCCTGTGCGGCGATAAGCGATCGGCCCGCGCCCGGTATTCGCCGGTTCATAGCCCGCCGCCTCTGCCGACCACTCTTCAAGCTCAACGATTTGCTGTTCGAGATCAGCTTTGCGTGCGGCCATCGCGCCCATCGTCTGTTGTGCATCGAGCAAGCTTTCTTGTGTGTTCAGCAGCAAGCTAAGCAGTTCCGTGCGCAGAGCCATGAGCGCGTTTTCGGTACGAACGCCGTCGATGGCCTTTACGAGATCCTTGGCGGCACTCAGGCTGCTGAACGCGCTGCTTATAACCTCGATCATGACTTTTCCCTCGCCGACGCTTTGGCGGCATCGTCACGTTCGGCCGGAGAAGAGTCAACGGTCCCTTCCCGCAACCGGATCGGGGTGGGGGCGGGGTGGTGAGCGGCACACGCGATCTTGCCAGCTTCACGCCGGATGAGCGCCGTGTGATTGCCAACAGGCATCATGGCTGGGAGTCCGCCTCGTTCGCGCTGCTGGCTAAGGTATTCGATGCGCACTCGAATACGATAGCTGCGATATGTCGCGAGCAGGGTCGCGTGGCATGATGCTCCACACCCTCGCCAGCGGTTTCGCCAACTGGCTCGCCCCCTACGGCTGGGAGGCTCCCGATGGCTGGCACGTAGGCCCAGAGCCACTGACCGTCAGCTTCAACGAGTTCTCGGTCGCCGGCTTCGACGTGACGCTCAATCTGCTCCCTGAGGTCCGCGAAGTGTGCGTGCAACATCACGTCAAGCAGGAAAAGTCCTGATGTCATTCCCCGTCAGCCCCAAACGCAACCTGCCCACGCCTGAACGGCTCCGAACCGTGCTGCGGCTCGACAATGGCGTATTCTACTGGCGACCGCGCACGATCGACATGTTTAGCACAGAACGCGCCTTTAAGGGGTGGACTACCCGCTTCGAAGGTAAGCCGGTCGGGATGCGGCGTCACATCGGCTATGCGACTTTGAAGGTCGACGACGTCGGTTTGTACGCTCACCGCGTCGTTTGGGCCATGGAATACGGCGAGTGGCCTGCTGGCTTCATCGATCACATTGATGGTGACCGCGGCAATAATGACCTCAGCAATTTGCGAGATGTACCGCGGGTACTCAACCAGCGGAATATGTCTCGTTGCGCTGGCCATACCGGAACGCCTGGCGTCTACTGGTATCCCGAACGCCGCAAGTGGCGCGCCCATCTCACAGTGATAGGCGCACCAAGCCGCTCGGCTACCTTCGACAGTTATGAAGATGCCGCCGCCGCTCGCCGGCTCTGGATGTCGGAGCACGGCTTCACTGATCGCCACATCAACAGCCCCGCGCACACTGCACTCCCAGGCCAGCACGCAGAGCAGCGCTCGGACGTGGTCGCGGAAGGGGCGGGGGAGCGGTTCCAACAAACTCATAATGGGGTTGATAAATGATGGGTGAGAATTCGTCAGTGGACGACATCGGTTGCGTCAGCCCCGATCGTGTTCGCGAGCGCGTCGCCGCGGTGCTTCGTGTAGCCCAGCAAGCCGGCCTGTCGGATGAGACGCTGGAGAGCCTGTCGGGCATCAAGGCGCGGCGCATCAAATCGTACCGGGTCGAAGGCAAGATGCCGTCCCTGGACGCGGCTCTGTCGCTGGCGGTCGCGATCGGGCCTGCTGCCGTGAACAGCATCCTGTCGCTCATCAATTACGCAGCGCGCCCGCTGGACGATCCAGACGCCGTACAGCCGATGCAAATGGTGGCGGACGGCATGAAGCACTTCGCTGTTATCGCCGACGCTGCTGCTGACAACCGGATCGATCACACCGAGGCGGAACGCACGCGCGTTGCGGCGGACGGGATTATCGCCACGTTCCTTCCTCTGTCGAGCGCGGGGCGGGCATGAAGCGCGTCTCCGCACCTCGCATTCGCGCCACGCAGGATGAGCTGAACGCCATCCGCGAGCAGGTAGCGCTCGGCAAATCCGCCTCGCAGATCGGCGAAGCGATGGGCCGCACTAAGCGCAGCATTGTTGGGCTGGTCAAAGGACATAATCTCGGCCCGTGGCGGTCGAAGCACGGCCACGCGCCGGGTTCAGTGGATTGGATCCCCACGGACCTCGAGCAGCACTGGCATCTGATGAACCAGGCCGCGCTCGCCAAGCATTACGGGCGATCAGCGAGTACGATCAGTCTTTGGGTTCGCCGGATGGGGCTCGTCCGGACGGCGGAAAAGCGCTTCGTCCCCGTGTCGCCAAAACAGCGTGCCAAGCCAAAACCCGTTGCTCCAGTTAAGCGCCCACTCGCCAGCCACGGCGGCGGACACAAGCCGGCACAGTTCGAGGCACCGCAGCGCGATATGTCGCCGGTCGGACTTGCGGTGGAATACCTGCGCCGGCTGTCCGCGGTCTATCGCTGCACCGAAACAGGCCGCGCTGACGTCGCCGGTCAGTTCTGGCGGCGCGGGAACAGCGTGCTGACCGATGTCGATGTGATCGAGCGGGCGGACTGGCTGCGGTCGCGTGAACGGCGGGCGGCATGAGGGCCAACGCATCCCGCTACCCCGACAAGCGCATGACGCAGGCGCAGGCCAAGACGCAGCTCATGCTGCTGCTGGAAAACTGCACCGATAGCGCGTTGGCTGGCTTCACCCCGGATCGTCTGGCGGCGACGCATAACGTCGATCGCAAGGACGCAGAGTACGCGCTGATTATCCAGCGCCAGCGTCGAACGGCGCGCGGGTGAACGCGTTCGCACATATCGCCAGCGAAGATTTGCGCGCTAAGCCGGTCGCGCGGTTCATCGTGGAGCCGAAGGACAAGGGCGACGCATCGGAAGCCTCGCGCCAGGCCGGGTTTCGCGATGACCTGAAGTTCGTCTCGCGCGGCATCAAATCTTGGGGCGTGCCGAACGCTGGCAAACGCGGGTTCAAAGCCCAGGCACGCGCGAAAAAAGAGGGCCTGACCGCTGGCGTTTTCGACGAGCATTACCGCGCCGCAGGCGGGTGGTTCGCCGCGCTGGAGTGGAAAGACGGGGACGGCGATCTCTCCCGCGAGCAAATCGAGTGGGGCAACGACATGCTCGACTGCGGTTTTCACGTCGCTTGCGTGCGCACGTCGCCTTTTGCGCTGGAATTGTTCCGCCAGTGGGGCGCGCCGATCGTGGAGCGCGTGGGCCTATGAACGCCATCACCACCATCCGCGTCGATGAATCGACACTCGAGCGCGCGCACCGTGCCGCTATCCGCGTGCATTGCCCGGGCTGCGACGAGTTTGAGATGGCCGCGCGCGTCGATCTGGCCACGATCCGCGACCAGGCGACGTTCGGCATGGCCCGCGCGACTGACAGCGCCGCGGTGCTGCTCGGAGAGGTCGCGAAGCTCGCTGGGCACGCCGTGTTCGCCCAGCAGCCCGCCAGTGCGCTGATCCGCATAAAGACGGCTCTAACCCTCACGATGTTGGCGGCACGGTCTGTAGACCGGGTGACGCGGGATGGATGACGATATGGGTGGCGACGACATCAACGCGTATTGGGATAGCTTGCCGGAGCCTGAGGTTGACGATTGGTCGCCGCGGCTGCGCGTAGTGGACGAGACGTATCAGCCGGTCGAACGAGACCCGTTGCCGCTGGTCGATCCCTCGACATGGGCAGGCCAGGAACCCCCTGAGCGCCGCTGGCTGGTCGATAGCATGGTGCCATTCGCGCAAGCCTCGCTGCTCACTGGCGCTGGTTCGGCCGGTAAGTCGCTGGTCGCGCAACTTATGGCGACGTGCGTTGCGCTCGGGCTGCCGTGGCTGGGCACCGCAACCGAACAGGCCGTGTCGATCTATATCAGCTGCGAGGATGACGAAGCCGAGCTCTGGCGGCGCCAGAAAGCGATTTGCGAGGGCCTAGGCGTCTCGCTGGAGGATTTGAGCGGCAAGCTGTTCCTGTTGTCCCTGGCGGGCTCGCTGGACAACGAATTGGCGACGTTCGACCATGCCGGACGTATTTCCGTCGCCGATCGTTTCCGCGACATTCAGGACGCCACGGCGCGGGTCGAAGCGCGGTTCTTGGTGCTCGACAACACAGGCCATTTCTTCAGCGGCAACGAAAACGATCGCCACCAGGTCGCGTCGTTCGTCAATCTCGCCAACGGCCTTGCCCAGACGATCGGCGGGAGTGTCGTGATCATCGGGCACCCGAACAAGGCCGGCGGCGAATATAGCGGCTCTACGGCTTGGGAGAACCAGGTCCGGTCGCGTCTGTTCATGGAAATCCCGACGAACGACGACGGCGCGGTAATCGAGCCCGATGTGCGCGTCATCCGTCGCAGCAAGTCCAACTATGCGCAGAAGGGCGGTGATCTCCGCTTCATGTGGCACAAATGGACCTTCGTGCTGGAGACGGAAGTACCGGAGGAACAGCGCATCGACGTGCGCGATATCGGCCAGGCGAACCACGAAAACGAATGCTTCCTGAATTGCCTGGCAAAGGCCACCAGCTCGCGACGCGCGGTCAGCCACGTCAATGGCATCAACTATGCCCCGCGCATCTTCGCCCACATGCCTGAAGGCAAAAAGCTGAAGGAGGAAGCGTTCCGGGCGGCGATGGAAAGGCTGATCAGCCTGGGCCGGATCGAGCTCGAAGCGAACCTTTGGAAAGGCCCAAACCGGCACTGGAAAACGGGAATTAAGGACGTCGGCACGTGCGCCAACCCCCCCCAAGAAATGGCGGAAAACCGTGCGCCAACCCCTGCGCCAACCCCCTGCGCTGACCCGCGCCAACCCCCTAGCCAAGTCATTGAAAACATTGCGCCGACCCTGCGCTGCGCTGACCCCCCCTATACTACGTATAGGGAAGGCGGGCCTTTGGAGGCCCCGCCTTCCTGGCTTGATGAAGCACCACCCGCGTCGCCCGATGATTACGGCTCTGGCGACTGGCGCGACAATCCGATTTTGGGAGGTACCCGATGACGAAACCAGCGGCAGCCACGACCGGCCTCACCCCGTTCCTAGTCGCCCTGATGGGCACGCCACGCGAACGCCTTACCCGCGCCAACCCCGCCAAGCTCGCCTCGAAATACGAGATCCCCGAGGATTGGGCTCGCTACTACCTCAACGATTGGACACGCCGATGACCCGCGAACAACGAGCTGAGAGGGGAGGGGTGCGCGAAGCCGATATGGTTGATCGTGTGGCCGAAGCGATCGCTGGTAAGTGCGAATGCCGGGAAGAAGACTGGCTGCGGAATGAGCAAGCGCGCGCCGCTATGACCGCGATGCGCGACCCAACCAACATCATGTGGGATGGTCTGGCTCGGTCGATCATGATGTGGCTGGATATGCAGCCGCGCACTCCACGCATGCTGTTTCAACATTTGAAGCGGACAGGTGTCGCGGTTCCACAGTGGCTGCGTGACGAGCCCGAAATGAAGCGCCTGGATCATGTGCCAAGCAAGGGCACCCGTTGCGTGCTGATCTACCGCGCCATGATCGACGCAGCCCTTCAGGACGATGTGGCATGACGAAAGAGGAACGTGCGCGCACCACTTGGGGCATGGCGACGGGCGAGTATCTCGATCCCGAAGGTCTCGCCGCCATGCTGGCTTTTGCGGATGAGGAGCTGGAGCGGGCGGCGAAGGTGGCGGTTGCCTTCGGAGACCCCATTGAAGCGACCGACCACGAAAACCGCTGCTTTGGGCATATCGCCACCGCCATCCGCTCGATGAAGGGGGAAGGGTGATGCGAGGGATCCTGATCAGCATCATCACGGTCGCGGCGTTTACAATCATTGAGCACGTGTTCGGTCGTTCGGCTTCGACCTGGACTGCCGTGGTGGTCTTGGCGTTCGCGCTCGGTCTGTTCTGGGGTGCTGGCAAGGATGCTGGCGAACGGGAGGGAGCCGAATGACCGACATCCCCGCCGCCGCCCTGTCGCACGCCCCCGCCGGCACCACGATCACCGGCACCGAGCGCATGTCCGATGCCTTCACCAAGTATCACCTGAGCGATGGGCGCGCGCTGCATCACTTCACCCAGGGCGAGCCGGATGCTGAGCCGCATGATCATCCGTGGTCGTTCGAGACGACGATCTTGGCAGGCGGGTATGTGGAGGAGGTGTTCTGGCTGACGGACGATGATGGTCGCGGATGGGCCAGCGCGTTCGTGAATAGGCCCGATGAAACGAAGCATCGTCTGTTGGCTGAGCACATTCACCGCATCGTTTCGCTCCCCGAGGGCGAATGCTGGACGCTGGTGCGCGCCGGGCCTGTGGAGCGCGAGACACGCTTCTGGCGCTTCGGAGAGCGGGTGGAGTCTAGGGCGCATAATGAGGGGTGGGGTTGATGGGACGCAGCAAGGGCAAGTTGAGCAAGGGGCAGCCGGCCGGGCAGCGTTCCGCATCGGGTCGCAAGCGGGACCGCACGCCGCGGATTGTCGGGCCATGCGAGGGCATCATGCGCCGGCGAGAGATGTACGGGGCGCCGTCGAACGATAACGAGACGTTCGACGCGCTCGGCCGGGCATGGCGTGCCGGATTGCTGCACAACGATCCGACGCGGGCGAAGGCGCTGCTGGACGGTGGGCGGAAGTTCCAAGGGCAGTACTGGTACACGTTAGGGGTCGTATCGTCGGACAGCCTCGCCAAATTCCAGCCTTCCGCGCCGCGAATGACGCTTGACCCGGTGGTAGAGAAAATTCGTGAGGATGCTTTCCATGTGGCGCTGGCGATGGTCGATGCCCGCGGGCGGAGCGTCCGCAAGTATTTTGATCACCTCGTGACCGATCATAATTTCGACTGTGGCCCACCGTGGCTGGACCGGATCATTTTTGCGCACCGTCGCGGCGGGCGATCGTCAGAACAAGATTACGCTTGGCTAAAGCTAGCGCTTGAGGGGTTGGAGCAGATCGCATGACCGATCGTCTCGGCTGGCACGTGCCTGACAACTTACGCTGGCTTGCTCAACAGGGCGACCGCCCAAGCCACGTTCCACTCGGTACACTGACTGGTAGTTTCCTGTTCCAGGTAGCAGATCGCTATGAGGAAATGGCGCGCTACCGACAGGCGTTGCAGGCGGTGCAGCAGGGTAACGTGCCGCGGCCTCGCGGCGAATACTGGCGCAAGGATCGAAAGCCGAGCAAGCACGATCTGTGTATTCACGGTCAGTCTGTGAACTCAAGCTGTTCAGGCTGCATTGACGAATATATCGAAAGCGTCTTGTCCCCCAAGCCGCACCTGCAATTCGTGAATGACGCATAGCAGATCGCTTGACCGGTTGGGGCGTTTCTGGCACATGGTCATTGTGCCGGTCGTGTGTCGATAGGCTTTCCAAATTAGATAGGCTTTAGAATGGCGAGACCGCAAGGTACGCCGAAGACCGGCGGTCGTGCGAAAGGCACGCCGAACCGGGCTTCAGTGGCGCGTGCCGCTGAGATAGCCGCGTCGGGTTTGACCCCTCTGGACTTCATGCTGTCGGTAATGCGCGATGGCGGGAACGACACGGACACCCGGCTTGATGCGGCCAAATCTGCCGCACCCTACGTCCACGCAAAGCTTTCCTCCATCGACGCCAAGCTGAGCGTCGATGGGCAACTCGTCATCAACATCAACAAGCCGGCCTGATGCCCGTCATCAACCTGCCGAACCAATGGCAGCCGAGGGATTATCAGGACGCGCTCTGGCGCTACATGCACGGTGGCGGCAAGCGTGCCATCGCAATTTGGCCGCGCCGCCACGGTAAGGACGACGTGGCGCTGCATTACACAGCCTGCGCGGCGCACGAGCGGGTCGGGGTCTACTGGCACCTGCTGCCCCAGCAGAACCAGGCACGGAAGGCGATTTGGGACGCGGTGAACCCGCACACCGGGCGCCGCCGCATCGACGACGCGTTCCCCAAGGAATTGCGCGAGACGACCCGCGAACAGGACATGCTCATCCGCTTCAAGTCGGGATCGACTTGGCAGGTGATCGGGTCGGACAATTACGATGCGCTGGTCGGGACGCCGCCGATTGGTGTGGTGTTCTCGGAGTGGGCGCTAAGCAATCCTCAGGCGTGGTCTCTGATCCGCCCCATCTTGGCCGAAAATGGCGGCTGGGGGATGTTCATCACGACGCCGCGCGGACGTAACCACGCGTTTCGCATGTACGAGATGGGCTTAGCCAGCGACGATTGGTTTTCCGAGCGGCTGGTCGCGACGGACACGGGGGTCTTCTCTCCTGAAGTGCTGGCCAGCGAGCGCGCGGAGATCATTGTCGAGCGCGGTGAAGACGACGGCGACGCGATCTACCAGCAGGAGTACATGACGAGCTTCAGCGCCGGCCTGCCGGGCGCATACTACGCCAAGGTGATCGACGGGCTGGAGCGCGACGGGCGCGTTACCGCCGTTCCGTACAATCCCCAGGCGCAGGTTCACACGGCGTGGGATCTAGGCCGCAACGACCAGACCGCGATTTGGTTCGTGCAGCGGTACGGCACCGGGTGGGCGGTGATCGACTATCTGGTCAACACCAGCGTCGGGATCGACTGGTACGTCAAGGAGCTGCGCGCAAAGCCGTACAACTACGGCGAGCACCTGATGCCGCACGACGCGGAGAACGAGCAGCTGGTGAGCGTCACCGGATCAATCGCCGATACGGCGAAGGGTATGGGACTCGACAATATCCGGGTCGTCCCGCGCACCAGCAGCGTGGCGAATGATATCAACGAGGTCCGCCAAGTCCTGCCGCTGTGCTGGTTCGACAAAACGAAGACCGAGAAGGGTTTGGACGCGCTGCGATCGTATCGCCGTGTGTGGGACGAGAAGCTGCGGGCCTACCGCGACACGCCCTTGCACGACTGGGCAAGCGACCCGGCGGACGCGTTCCGGACCTTCGCGATCGGCAAGCCGCGTGATCGCCAGGCGGCAAAACCGCTGGACCTTAGCAGACTGACGAGGGGGGTAGCATGATCGAACTCCCCGAAGGGCTTATGTCGTATCTGCAGAGCGAAGAGATGCGCGCACGCGACGATTCGCTGAACGAAGAGCGTAAGGTCGCGCTGGATTTCTACAACGGTAAGCCATTCGGCGATGAGGTTGAGGGCCGTAGCCAGCTCGTGACGCGCGATGTTGCCGAGGTCGTGGATTACATGACCGTCGCCGTCGTGCGGACGGTCGTTTCGGACAAGGTTGTCGAGTTCGAAGCGCGGCGGCAGGAAGATCGCGAGGCTGCCAAGGACGCTACCGAGTTGGTCGCCTGGCAGTTCATGCGCCAGCAGTCGGGCTATCGGATCGTCCACGATGCGCTGAAAGCGGGGCTGCTGGAAAAAACCGGCGTCCTGAAGACTTGGGTCGAACTCGGGTCGGATGTGGTGGAGGGTGAAGCCATCGCCTCCGAGGTAGAGGCTGACGACACGATCATTGCCGCGGAGGAGCAGCCCGGTCGCGTCGCTGTCGGTCCGGACGGCGAGACCCTAGAGCAGGTCTACAGCGTTCGCCGTCGCGTGCCGGCCCCGCCGAAATTCATGGACGCCGCGGTTCCCAACGAGGAATTTGGCTTCTCCCCCGAGGCGCGGGAGTTGGACGAGGCGCGGTATATCGGGCACCGGACCCGCGCGACGCTCGCCAGCCTGATTGCTCGGTTCAACGTGCCGGCGGCGGACAGTGAGACGCTATGGGGCGCGGCGCAGGACGGGCAGCAGCTATCCGACGCACGCGACAACGCCCGCTCCCGCAAGGACAGCGAGAACACGCAGGCGCAGGGCGTTTCGCGGCAGGTGTGGCTCAACGAAGAATATGTCCGTTGGGATTGGAACGGCGACGGCGAAGAGGAACTGCTCTGCGTTCATCGTGTCGGCAGCAAGGCGCTGTCGATCATTGAAGTGGACGAGCAGCCTTTCGTCATCTGGTGCCCTTTCCCGATGGCGCACCGGATCGTTGGCCAGTCGCTTGCCGATAAGACGATGGATATCCAGCGCATTCGGTCGATCCTGCTGCGTCAGGCAATGGACGCCTTGTACTTCGCCAATGCGCCGCGCCCGCTGGTCGAGACGACCAACATGGACGAGAACACGCTGGATGATATCCTGACGACCGTTCCGGGATCGCCGATTCGCTACAAGGGCACTGCGCCGCTGCCGATGCAGATGCCGTTCGCTGCGCCGCACGCGTTTACGGCGTTGGAGTTCATGACTGGCGAGCGCGAGAGCCGCACCGGCATTACGCGGCACAACCAGGGCATCAACGCTGACACGCTGAACAACACGGCGACTGGCTACAAGCTGCAGATCGAAGCCGGCGCGCAGATCGAAGAATATGTCGCCCGCAACTTTGCCGAAGCGCTTGCTGAGCTATTTGAGAAAAAAGCGCGGCTGATGCGCCAGCACAATGCTGTGGAGCAGGTCCGCGTCGGTGGTGAGTTCAAGACCGTCAGTGCCGGCGACTTGCCCGAGGATATGGATATGGGCATCCGTGTCGGCCTCGGCACCGGCAGCAAGGACAAGCGCATCGCATCCCGCATGATGGTGCTGGAGCTTCAGAAGGAGGCCATGGCCCAGGGGTTGGGGCTCGTGGACGAGGCGAAGCTCTACGCCAGCGCCGCCGGGGTCGTGTCGGAAACCGGACTCGGCGACGCCAATATCTTTTTCAACGACCCATCCACGCAGGGACCGAAGCCTCCCAAGCGCGACCCAGCCGAGATCGAAGCCGAGGGCAAGGTTCAGGTCGAGATGCAGCGCCAGCAACAGGCGCACGAGCGGGCGATGTTTGATGCTGAGACCGCGCGAATAAAGATGGAGGCGCAAGCGGGCATCGATCGGGAGCGCGCGGAGTTCGAAGCGCAGCTAGCGCGCGACAAGGCGGACTTCGAAGCGGACATGGCTCGTGATCAGCGCGAATTCGAACAGTCAATGCTATTGGATCGTATAGCGAGTGAAACCAACGCACCGACGATCCCCGCCAATCGCCCAGGCGGGAGGCTAGACGCATGACCCCCGAAGAGAAGCGGGACGAGGGACAGGCGGCACGTGCTGCGATCGACCGGTTCCTTGGCCCAGCCTTCGATCTGGTCGAGGCGGCATATGTCGAGCGGCTAGCGGAGATCGCCGGCAGTGAGCCTTGGGCCGCGGACAAGCTGCGCGCGGTCGCAACCGCGCTTCGTGTGACGCGCGAGGTTCGTGCGCACGTCGATGGCGTGGCGGCGGGCGGTCGGGCTGCCCAAGTGACGCTGGATCATCACCGCAAGATCGAAGCCATGTCGCCCGAGCGGCGCCGGATACTCGGGCTATGACCGACGCCGCGCACGAGTGCTACGCCCGGCTGTTGCAGGCTCAGCAGAGCCGGCCCGCCGCCCATGAAGCTGACGAATGGGCCAAGGCAGACGCGCGCGCCACGGTGAACGCCAATATTCGCAGGCGACTGCCAAAGGTCGCCTGACACTGGATCCCGCAAGGGAGAGCGAGCCGCCCGCTAGGCGGATTATTGGAGCACCCTATGACCCAGCTTGCAGCCGAAGAGGCCGCGGCAGTCGGCGGCGATCCTGTCGAACCAACGACGGACGCACCCGAAGCCGTCGTTGACCTGCCCGAGGTATCCCCCGAAGGCGAACTGTACCCGGATGAGCGCCAAGACGGCGAAGATGCCGGCGAACAACCCATCGAAGACGAGCCGAACGAACCGGAAGCCCCGGCCATCGACGCTCCGCATTCGTGGAAGGCCGAAGACAAGGAACGGTGGAACGCCGTTCCTCGCGAAGTGCAGGAAATTATCGCGCGTCGGGAAACCGAGATCGCGCGGGGAATGACCGAAAAGTCGCGCGAAGTCGAGAAGGTCAAAACCGAGACGGTGGCCCAGGCGGCGACGGAAATCTCTGCGTTTCGAATGGAGCAGGCCCGAGCAATCGAGGCGTTGGCGGCGCAGTTCATGCCGCAACCGCCCGATCAGCGGCTAGCCTTCTCCGACGATCCGCAACACCACGTCCTCTACAATCAGCAGCGCGCCTATTACGAGCAGGCGGTAGCCCAGCAGCAGCAGCTGCAGCTAGCCGCCCGTCACGAGATGGGGGAAGCCCAGCGGATAGAGCAGGAGTTGGAAGGCCAAGCGCGTGCGGCAGACGACGCCAAGCTGCGCGAGGCGTATCCGGAATATTTCGATGAAAGCGAAGCCGGCCAGAAGGTCCAAGCCGAGCTGAAATCGATCGCCGACGAACTCGGCTATTCCGAACTATGGGACCAACGGAACGCAGCGGATGTGCTCGCGCTTCGGACGGCTGCTGGATACAAAAGGGACGCGCTGAAATGGCGCAGCCACGATCGTAACCAGCGGAATCCGAACGGTACATATCGCGCCCAGCGCGCCGTCCCCCCGATCAGCAAACCTGGCACGACGCGGGCCGGCGGTGTCCCCACCGACGATCCGGTCAAGCTGCTTTACCCCAACGATTGATAGGAGGCCACAGTGGCGACCATCGGAAATTCGTATCTCAACCTCGTGGATATGTACAAGCGCACGGACCAGAACCGTGCGATCACGCCCGTTATCGAAGCGTTGCACGCGCTCAATCCCCTGATGCAGGACGCGTTCACCGTCGAATGCAACCAGGGCACCAAGCACCTGACCACGACGCGCACCGGACTGCCGGCCGTGACGTGGGGTCGGCTCTACCAGGGCATCCCGCAGAGCAAGTCCACCACGCAGCAGGTCGAAGACACGACCGGCTTCGTCGAGGGCCTGTCGTTCGTGGACAACCGCCTGCTGGAGATTTCCAAGAACCCCGGCGCCGTTCGCATGAGCGAAGCGCAGCCGTTCTTGGAGAGCATCGCGCAGGAAGTTCAGACGAACTTCTTCTACAGCGACACGGCGACGACGCCGGAGCGCTTCAAGGGGCTAGGAGCGCGCTACAACACGCTGTCCAACTCGCAGGTCGTCAACGGCGGCGGAACGGGTTCGGACAACATGTCGGTCTGGTTCGTCACGCACGGTTCCGGCCAGACGCGCATGATCTTTCCGGAGGGCACCGCCGCAGGTGTCAGCCGCAGGGATAAAGGCGAGCAGCGCGTGACCGACGATCTCGGCAATGCCTACTACGGCAAGGAAGAGGAATTCCGGCAGCACGTCGGGGTTTCGGTCGGTGACTTCCGCTTCAACAGCCGCATCGCCAACATCGATGTGTCGGACTTGATCGCGGGAACGACCGATCCCTACGCCCTCCTGCGTCGGGCCTACTGGAAGCTCCAGGGTCGCCGCAACGGACGCGTCGATAACGGCGGCATGATCACGATGGGCAAGACGGTGATCTACGCCAACCGCGACTTCCTGCAGGCGCTCGACGGCGCAACCACGAACTCCAACAAGGTCGAGCTTCGGCCGGATGATGTGGCTGGCAAGGAGGTGCTGACTTACCGCGGCATCCCGATCCGCGAAACCGACGCACTGATCAACGCCGAAGCGCTGGTCTCGTAAGGAGAAGACGAAATGATCATGGACCGCACGCTGCTCTTCTCGGATGGGCAGGCAATCACCGCCACCTCGGCATCCACCAACATCGTCGATCTCGGCGCAACCGGTACCATTTACGGGGCCGCTTCGCCGATCATCCGCGACGTGGGCAAGGGCCATCGCATCCCTCTGTTCGTCGGCATCACGCAGTCGTTCAATAACCTGACGTCGCTGACCATCTCGGTCGAGACGGACGATAACGCCGCGTTTTCGTCTGCCAAAACCGTCAGCACGTCGCCGGCTTATTCGCTGGCGCAACTCGCCGTGGGCGCGGAATTCCTGCTCCCCGAGTCGATCCCGAGCGGCACGAACGAGCGCTATCTGCGCCTCAAGTACACCATCGCCGGCACTGCGCCGACGCTCGGCAAGGTTACCGCCGGCGTCGTCGATGGCCGCCAGAGCGCCTAAGGAGGGCTGAAACATGACCACGAAGAACGATAAGGCGCGCGCGCCGAAAGCGTATGTGTCGGACCAGCCCTATTCGGACGGTTCGCGCTATTACAAGCCTGGCGAAGTGTTCGTTAGCGATGCGGAGCCCGGTACCGGCTGGAACGAAACCAGGCCAGCAGAAGCCGCGGCAATCGAGGCGGCGACCAACCCGGTGCCGGACGATGCGAACCTGGAGGCGGCCGACAAGGCGGCGCTTCAGGCCGTGGCGATCATGAAGCACGTGCCGATCGCCGGGCTCGACAAGCCGGCGCTGATCACCGCGATCAAGGCCGCGTACGAACCGAAGCTGTAACCGGAATGGGCGGGGTTACGGCTCCGCCCAGAACACGAAATTAGGGAGAGGCGACTATGACCCTCGCCGTCCCCACCTATGCTGTCGGCGCGATCCCAACGTACCTCGCGTTCGTGGAGGAGATCCGCGACCTGATGGACGACGACGGCTACGCGCGCGAGAAAATCGACCGGGCGCTGCGCAAGGCTGAGGCGCATTTCAATCGCGAGCTGCGGGCGCCGGAAATGGAGGCGTCGAAGGTCCTGACGATCACGGCGGAGACGACGTACCTACCCGCCGACTTCCTAGCGATGCGCGCGATCTTTCAGGAAGGCAGCCCGG